CAACTATTAGTAAACAATTAAAACACGATTTGCCTCTTAGTTTTCCACAACTAGGGGGCATTTCTGTGGAAAACTATAAACAATTGAATGAAATATGCTTTAAATGTTATTATAAATGGTCTAATAAATAGGGTTGCTTTGTTTATACCTTTTCAACAAGTGTGTGGATAAGTGTTAGTAATAGTGTGGAATATGTGTGTAATTCTTCTTAATTAGTGTGGATATTATGTGGAATTAATGTTAGTTTTTATAGTGATCTTACCGAGCAGAGTATAACACGATCTGCTCTAAATTGCAATACCCTCGTTTATATTTTGTCAGGATATTACGTTTTTTAAAATATAAGGATTTATACATAATATTATCATAATTCTTGACATTTTTCCACAGGTGATTTAGAATACAAAGTAACACTCTTACCCCTCTAATCTCATGTCAGTTTCTTACACATACGGACAGAAGAGAAAGTATAGAATAACGTTAGAATTAGACGTGCTTGATGACTTAAATCCACGGCAAATTGACTGGGATAAAGTGTTACAAATACAAGAGAATGAGAACCTTGATTGTTACATAGAGGACATAGATTGCCCCTTGGATTATTATAACTGAAGCGTTTAAAGTGTCCATATTATGTAAGGGTCTGACACTCTTAATTTACTCACAATTCTTATTACTTTATTATGGCAGATTACGTAAACAGAGTATCACCGAACTTTGCAGAATTCTTGCTAGAAAATGCAAACAATGGTGCGGATATTTTGGCAGTCTTGGATGATATTGTGGAGGTGACAGATACAGCACTATAAGTAACAATTAGTAAACAGACTAGGGGCAGGTTGTTGACACTTTGCCCCTTTAATGTTATGATGAATTATATACACTTAGTGTGCTTATGAGTTATTGACAGTTAGGAGCAGTTATTTTGCCCTTATGTGTTATCGTGCGGTGCGGGCGATGCGTTTATAAAAAAGTAAAAGTCCCTAACCTACAACGAACCGAAAACGAGATCTATATAAAAAAATCCCGAAAATTTTTTTTGACCTTCTAAGGTTTGCTATATAAAAAAATTCCCCAGAAAAAATGAGTGCTGAAAAGGAAAATATAATAACTTATCACATATACGCCAAGGACAGGTGCTTGTATCATAATTTAAAACAAGACGAATTTGAGGAGACATGGGAACTACTCAACGTCATGGTAGGATTGCTAAAGACAGATTATGATGCAGAGGATTTAAGTTATGAGGTTGCTGCCCCCACTGTAGGTGTTGGTGGACCTGTGAGAATATTCGCAGAACCACCTGGTGGAGATTCTTATTAATATACGGTTATTACATTAAGATAAAAATATTGACATATACATAGAATTACTCTATAATTGAAATGAAGTAATTAAAGTTTATGGCAAAAGGATTTACTGTTAAGGCCAAAGCACCAACAAAGGAAGCACCTAAGTGGGATATTCCTGCAATTAAAGAAAGATGGAAAGGTAAAACAATTGTATTCTGTTTACCTGGCAGAGGTTGTTCTTATACCTTTTTAAAGAATTTTGTACAACTGTGCTTTGACTTAGTGCAGTCAGGAATGAGTATTCAAATATCTCAAGATTATTCATCTATGGTGAACTTTGCAAGATGTAAGTGTCTTGGTGCAAATGTTCTTCGTGGACCTAAGCAAATACCTTGGGATGGTAAACTAGAATATGATTGGCAACTCTGGATTGATAATGATATTGTCTTTGATGTTAATAAGTTCTGGCAGCTTGCTGATCTAGCAATCCCTGCGAGTGGTGAAGAAAGACAGATCGCAGCAGGCTGGTATGCCACAGAAGATGGACATACTACTTCAGTTGCACACTGGTTAGAAGAGGATGATTTCCGTAAGAACGGCGGAGTTATGAATCACGAGACTGTTGAATCTATGGGCAAACGTAACAAACCTTTCACAGTTGATTATACAGGCTTCGGTTGGGTATTAATTAAGAAGGGTGTCTTCGAGAATATGGAATATCCTTGGTTTGCTCCTAAGATGCAAGTCTTTGAATCTGGTGGAGTACAAGATATGTGTGGTGAGGATG